CAATGACAAGCGATTAGTGATACCATACTACTCAGAGTATGGCGAGTTGTTAGCAGTCAGTGGTAGAGCTCTAGAATTATCCTCAGATAAACTAAGATATGTAACGGTGAGAACCAATGATTCTGAAGATATGTTGATTTATGGTGTAAATAATGTAGATATAACGAAAAGGTTATACATCGTTGAAGGTCCTCTAGACAGTTTGTTCATAAATAATTGTGTTGCAGCTGGCGGTACATCACTAGTTCAAGTTGCTAAAAAATTGAACAACACAGATAGAGTATTAGTATTTGATAATGAACCTCGCAACAAAGAGGTTGTTAGCATCATCAAAAAATCCATCGACTCTGGAGAGAAGGTGGTTATCTGGCCAGATTTCATTGAAGGTAAGGACATCAATGAAATGGTCAATAAGGGTAAGTCTGTATATAACATAAAAGATGTTATAGATCAAAATACCTACTCAGGGTTGGAAGCACAATTGAAATTTAATATATGGAAAAGGATTTAAAGTGGAAGTGAAATTGATTAGTTATTCTCAACCTAGTGTTGATCTTCAATCCAGTATGGGTGAAATGAATCTACAGGACTTGGTGTCTTACACAGCACGAGTTAGCAACCCATCAAATCAGATGAATAAAGAAACCAATGAGAAACTTATTCATTATCTGTTGAATCATGCTCATTGGAGTCCCCTAGAGATGGTATCGGTGTGTTTGGAAATTACAACAACCCGAGACATTGCACGCCAGATTTTGCGACACAGATCGTTCTCCTTCCAGGAGTTTTCGCAAAGGTATGCAGACCCAACCACAGACCTTGGTTTCGAAATCCGCGAAGCTAGATTGCAAGACCTCAAAAATCGACAAAATAGCATCGATACAGATAATACATCATTAAAGGTCGTGTGGGATGAAAAACAACAAGAGTTGATTGACAACATTAAAAGTACCTATAATTGGGCAATTGAGCATGGTATTGCAAAAGAGCAAGCCCGTTCCATTTTGCCTGAAGGTAACACAGTATCCAGAATGTATATGAATGGAAGTCTTCGTTCATGGGTACACTATATAAGTCTCCGAACTGGTGTTGAGACGCAAAAAGAACATCGTATGGTTGCTAAGGGATGTGCTGAAGCAATTCTACCTGTGTTTCCAATGATTGGTGAATTTATTAAACAATAAGGTGATGTATGTATAAAATAGAAAAAGATTACTCCCGAGATTGTCTTTTTGATGATATGGGTATTAGGCGGTTAAAAGACTCATACATGCGAGATGAAGAGACTTCCCCACAAGATAGATTTGCAGCTGTTTCTGCCGCATTTGGTTCCAATCAGGAACACGCACAAAGATTATATGATTATGCATCAAAACATTGGTTATCCTTTGCAACTCCAATTCTTGCTTATGGTAAATCTAGTAAGGGATTGCCTATTTCATGTTTTCTATCATACATGGACGATTCAGCCGAAGGATTGGTTGATACACTATCAGAAGTAAATTGGTTGTCAATGCTTGGAGGTGGTGTTGGTATTGGTGTGGATATTCGTTCAGAAGATGAAAAATCTGTTGGAGTAATGCCTCACCTGAAAATTTATGAAGCATCCTCGTTGGCATATCGGCAAGGCAAGACTCGTCGTGGTTCGTATGCTGCTTACTTGAGTGTTGATCATCCCAATATTATTCAGTTCATTGAGATGAGAAAACCCACCGGTGACCAAAACATGCGATGCCTTGAACTGCATCATGGTGTGAATCTTACCGATAAGTTTATGCAATTGATTGAATCCTGTATGAAGGATGATTCTCTGGATGATACTTGGGAATTAAAAGATCCTGGTTCGGATATTGTAAAAGACACTGTATCTGCCAAGTGGTTGTGGGAACAATTGCTTGAAATTAGAATGCGTACAGGAGAACCATACCTACACTTTGTTGATACCAGTAATAAGGCACTACCAGAGTTTCAGAAGAATCTTGGTTTGTCTGTTAAACAATCAAACATTTGTACAGAAATAACATTGGCAACAGATAAAAAGAGAACTGCGGTTTGTTGTCTGTCATCCTTGAATCTGGATTACTGGGACGAATGGAAAGACAACTATCAGTTCTATAGAGATGTTGCAGAGATGCTTGATAATGTTCTAGATATATTCATTAAAAATGCACCAAAAGCTGTTGGTAGAGCAGTATTTTCCGCAAAACAAGAGAGAGCTATCGGTATTGGTGCTCTAGGATTTCATTCTCTACTGCAGTCTAAAAATATTCCATTTGAATCTGCCATGGCAACATCATTGAATAATCAGATTTTTAGTCGTTATAAAAAATACTTTGATCAGATCAATAAGGAACTTGCTGTTGAGCGTGGTGAATGTCCAGATGGTAAGGGTTACGGTGTCAGATTTAGTCACATGACCTCTATTGCACCCAATGCATCAAGTTCAATTATCATGGGAAATACCTCTGCCTCCATTGAACCATTTAGAGCCAACGCTTATCGCCAAGATACTCTATCAGGATCTTTCCTAAATAAAAATAAACACCTAGATAAGATTATCACCAAGGAAGCAGAAAATAAACCTGCTGGTTGGTATGATGAAACATGGTCAAGTATTGTCACCCATGCTGGTTCTGTTCAACATCTTGATTGGATGGATGAATACACGAAAGATGTATTCCTGACTGCTACCGAACTTGATCAGATGTGGGTAGTTGAACACGCAGCAAACAGACAACAATATATCGATCAAGCACAATCGGTCAATTTATTCTTTAAGGCTGAGACCACAATTCCATATCTAAGTCATGTACACTTTATGGCATGGAAGAAGGGACTGAAGTCGTTATATTACTGCCGATCAGATAAAATTTATCATGGTGACAGTATGGATAAACAAGTGAAACGATACAGACTAGAAGATCAATTTGAGAAAACAACTGATGACCAGTGTATGGCATGTGAAGGATAATATAAAATGGCTAAGCGTAAGGATATTTTCGGAGAAAGAAAAAGTTTCAAACCATTCATGTACCCCTGGGCATATGATCTATATCTGAAACATGAAAGAATGCACTGGATTAGTCGGGAAGTTGCTTTACATGATGATGTAAAGGACTGGAACACCCGATTGAATGATGAAGATCGCAACTTCCTGTCAAATGTATTTTTGTTGTTCACACAAGGTGATATTGATGTGGCTGGTGGATATATTAAAGATTATCTACCACACTTTAATCATCCGGAACTGCGTATGATGTTAATGGGTTTTGCTGCCAGAGAAGCCACACATATCGATGCATATTCTTACCTAATAGAAACACTGGGAAAACCAGACTCGTTTTATGATGAGTTTCTAAAAATCGACATCATGAAACAAAAACATGAATACTTTGAGACCTTGGTGGACTCAGGTAATCGTCGGGAGAATTTGCCATTGCAGATTGCAGGTATCTCCGCATTTACTGAAGGTATGTTCTTGTTCTCAAGTTTTGTTATGTTGTTGGCCTATCCTCGTATGGGTAAAATGAAAGGCATGGGACAGATTGTAACTTGGTCAATCCTGGACGAACAGGTTCATGTGGAAGGTATGACCGAGATATTCCGAACGATTATCAAAGAGAATAAGGAAATGTGGACAGATGAAACAAAGAAATCTATCTACGATACTGCCGAGATCATGACCAAGTTAGAAGAAGACTTTATTGACCATGTATATAATGGTAATGATGAATTCTATGGTCTACGCAAAGATGACCTGAAACAATACATTCGATATATAGTTGATCGTCGATTGATTGCTATGGGTATGAAAGGTGTGAACAAAGTTAAGAAGAATCCATTGCCATGGGTTGATGAAATGATTGCATCACAGAACCACGAAAACTTTTTTGAAACAAGAGCAACAAGTTATGCCAAGGGTGCATTATCTGGATCCTGGGGCGATGTATGGGGTAAATACAGATGAAAGAAACAATCAAACACATGTTTTTCACCAGAGACTTGAATTGGTTCTCTGTAGTTAGTATTGTAACAGCAATTGAAATATCACATACAAGTATTTGGTATGCATTATTGACATTTGTTATATTATCAATTGTTGGATTAGTTATTGAGGCTAATCTAGATCAATGATTAAAACAGATAAATTATTATCAAATGTTCGTGAACAAATCGACATTCTAGCAAAATCTGATACAACTTATAATGTAATAGGTTATTCAAATGAAAAGGGGTTGATGTACGAATCGATGAAACATGAATTGACTAATACAATTACCAACAATATTATTAACATATTAAACGATAGTGAAAAAACAACTATGGATAAAATGACAAAGATTATTAGTCCATTAGTTTTCTTAACTATATGCAATTTTGTAATGGAATATAACCTAAGAGCAATAGAAAAATGAGTAATAGCGAAAAGTATGTTAGTAATGTTGTCAACAACATTAATCCAAAAAAGAAATACAGTGAGATTGATCTGATGCAAACTAAAATTGATCTAAGTAAATCCTTATGTACGGAAGATACTTTAAAGTTTGTGGAATCTAAGACAAAACCACTGGTATCCGATGCCTTGACAATTGCGAAGAAAATTGAAGAGGCCTGGAGAGAATGTCTGTTGAAAAACACATGCTCTGGTGTATATTCCAGTAAAGATACAAAGAATGTCGGACTATATTTGAAGAACGAACTCGGTGAATATATTCCAATTACTGGAGTATATAATCATGAAAATCTGGGAGTTATTCTGGAGATGTAATATACATAGGTATATCGAAGGAGAATTTATATGCCAACAAGATATTACCAATGTGGAAATTGTGACAGCGATTTTGCATTAGACTATGATGATTCATTTGTTAATGATGAACCGCAATATTGTCCATTTTGCGCTGATGCAGAGAGTTTAACCGAAGATACCGACATAGACGACAGCAATGACTTCACCGACCTGGATTAACTCCAGCGGAGAAGAAATTGATCTAGAAAAGCATTATGGATTCATATATGAAATCCGTAATGACTCAACAGGCAAAAAGTATATTGGAAGAAAATACTTTACACTTGCCAAAACAGTACAAGTAAAAGGTAAAAAGAAAAAAACCAGAGAATCTTCTGGTTGGGAAAACTATTGGGGTTCTAATAAGTTATTACTAGAAGATGTTGAACTTCTTGGTAAAGATAAATTTACTAGAACTATAATTAAACTTTGTTGTACTAGAAGTGAATGTTCTTATTACGAATCTAAGGAAATATTCATGAGAGATGCATTACTAGATAACAATTACTACAACCAATGGATCTCTTGTAGAATTCAGTCAGCACACTTAAAACAGTTAGTTCTGAATCACAACCAACTGGAGAACACTTAAAACAGTTAGTTCTGAATCACAACCAACTGGAGAACATATAAACTAGTAACTGAAGAACATATAAACTAGTAACTGGAGAACATATAAACTAATATATTGAAAACGGAACACCGATATAATAACAGCCTGTCAACCAGTTGGCAAGTCTTTTTTCAATTATTTTCGTAGTATTTTTGTACTAGTAAAATAATTCTTGACAATCTCCGTGGTGTCTGTATAATCACCATTGTTGAGTGATTATTGATTGGAGATTGTGATGTTTGAATACTTTGCTTATTATGATCGTAAAAAAATCGTTGTCAAGGCTGAAACCTCCTATAAAGCTGAAGTTGAGGCGGCAAAGGTGTTCAAGGTTAAACCTAATAAGTCATACAAAATCGCCATCGTTAAGTGTGATCAGTATGACAACTATATTCGAACTCTTTAAGTACAAAAATGTTTTTAGCAAAACCTAACGCTAACAATTTTTTGGATTGTAAGAGTTTTGCTTCCATACAGGGAGCCAAAACCTTTTTAGACAATTACACAGAATATAAGATGACGCTTCTTGATTGGATCAGCATCGGTAAGATTCTAGGTACTGATAAAACAGGTAATACATATGATTTAATTATTGAAGATTATGAATGAGAATAGATATGTTTGATAAACAATTGATTATTGGTTACCTTGCCAACGGTGAGGTAAAATTGGATTTTACTAAAGTGGATGGTACAGAGCGATCTATGATTGCAACATTGCGTGAGGACTTGGTTGTTCCTTATGAAAACAAGTCTGGTCGAACGCGAAAG